AATCCCATCCTGAACGGCGATGTCGAACTTCTCATGCAGGAGGTGCTTGATGGCTGCGTATCCAGCTGGCTTCCTGACCTTCTTCCTGTGGGCCTTGTACTGCGGGAAGATCTCCTTGCGGAAGTTACCGCTGCCAGTGAAGTAGATCGTCATGTCTCCCTTGGCCATGACCTTGTACTTGGCCAAGATCGCCTCGGTCATGCCGAGAGCCTCGTTGATGTTGCAGAACACCACATCGAGGTCATCATCGAACCTAGCGCAGTACTCGCAGGACGAGCAGATGCCGTAGATCAGGATGTCTCCGTCGATGTGGATCCTGTCGAACCTTTCAGGAAGTGGTTCACTCATCGGTGGCGGCCTCTGCCATGTTGATCGCCATATGAGCAAGGCCGATGACTTCGTGAAGCTCCGCGTTGGTGGCGCAGTGGTAGTCGGTCCTCCTGCTGGTGCTGTTCTTGTATCCGATGAACAACATCTGGTCGTAGCGGATCTTCAGCTCCTTCAGGAGATCCTCGGTGGAGGTGAATTCGAGTGGGTGGTCTTCCATCAGTGCGTCTCCGCCCAGTTCTTGCCTACACGGTACTCTCCATCCAGCGGGCATCTGAATGAGAAGTCCGATCCCGCATCCTGAATGGCCTTGACCATGATTCTACCAACTGTGTCGGCGTGTTCCGGAAAACACATCAACTGGTATTCGTCGTGGATCGCGGCGACCTGAGCAACGGGGATGTTCCTGATCGCGTATTCGTGATGGGCGAGGATGCAAGCCTTCTTCATGATCACGGCTCCGGCACTCTGAAGCAGCGTGTTGAGTGCGGCGTGTGCGCTCCTGATCGGAAGGATCCTTCCATCGATCCCCTTGAGGTGGCCCTTCGATGCCACGATCCTCTCGACATCGTCCTTGAGCTTCTGGAAGGCTGGGACGGCTGCGTAGAAGTTCGCACGGCTCTTCTTACCGAGCTTGGAGTCTCCTCCTAGAACGAATCCAAGCTTGGTGTCGGCTGCTCCGTAGATCAGGGCGTAGATGCCTCCCTTGGCCTGATTCCTAGCGGCCTTGTGGCTGGGATTGGCCTTGTCCTGCTGCTTCTGCGGGGCAAGTCCGAATGCCTTGGCGTTCTCCCAGTGGATGTCGCAGGAGATCACCTTTCGGGAATAGTCTCCACCATCGTACTTGCCCAAGTAGTGGGCCAGACAACGCAGCTCAAGACCTGACGCATCGGCTCCCACCAGTACAAGGCCGTTGTCCGGAATGAACAGGGACCTGTACGCTGGATCCGTTGGTATCTGAGCCATGTTGGGGAAGCTGTGGGTGCATCGTCCGGTCACCGCTCCGTTGGTGTTGACCCTCCCGTGGATCTTCCCGTTGATCTGCAACTTCAACCAAGCGTTGTCGCCATCCGCAAGCTGACCGAGACGCTTGGTGCATGTGAGGTACTGGACTAGGAACTTGGCCTCTGGGTAGTCGAGTGACTCAAGTACCGACTCGTCAACCCGTGGTCTTCCATCAGGAGTCATCTCGGTTGGAGACCATCCGTACTTCTCGATGAGCCGATCAGCGATCTGGGTTCTGGATCCGGGATTGAACTCCTCGATCTTCGGCTTCAGCTTCTTTCCAGTCTTCTCGCTGACGCGCTCGATGACCTTGTCCGGAAAGACCTCCCTCATCTTCGACTCGATCCCGATCTTCTCCTTGAGCAGCGATGCATGGAGATCCTCGGCGGCCTTGATGTCGATCCTGAACCCGGTCCTCTCCTGCTTCCTGATGATCTCAGCGAACCTGTGCTCGATGTCCATGGCCTTCGGATCGATTGACGGGATGTCGAGATGCTGGTGCAGCCGGACAGTCACCCGGACATCCTGCTGGCAGTACTCAAGCATCTCCTCGCTGAACTGGGTGAAGTCGGGGGCATCACCCTTGTGGAGGCCCAGCCTGTGTCCCCAAGCCTTCAGGCTGTGCGATCCGACCAGATCCTTCGGGAAGCCGTCATTCAACGCGCCGAAGTCATCGTTGCGGAGATCGGGATACCTGAGGCGGGAGACGATCAGGGTGTCGATCACCGGGCATTCCACACTCAGCCCCGTCAGTTTCCTGAGGGCCGGGAGATCGAATGCCATGATGTTGTGTCCAACGATCTCGTCAGCGATCCCGCACAGCTCCTTCAGCTGGTCCGGAGTCACCTGCCTCGGATCAGCACCATCGACGCTAACGACGATGCAGTGCAGCGTCGAGAGATCGCTCATGTTGATCCAGTCCTCGATCATGTTGGTCTCGATGTCTACGAATAGTCTCATTTGTTCACCATGTCCTCGTATGTCTTTCCTGATTCGATCAGCGTCTCACGGATCTTGCGCATTGCCTTGAGTCCGCATTCCTTGATTGCATCGACCGAATCGTTCGTTCTCTCACGCTCGTTCCATATGCGGGCAACCTCCGTCCAAGGCCGGAGATCCTTGTCGAATTCAGTGCTCACGGGCCTCGTACTCCGCGATCCTCCGCATGAGCTTCCTGTTCTCGGCTCTCAGCATGTGGACCGTGTTCATGATCCCTCCAGAGCACGGCTCCATGAGGATCGGAGTGTTCTCCCCATGCCAGCCTCCCAGAATATTGAAGTCGAAGAACTCGATGGCATCTGTTTCATCCATTCCTTCAGCCATCAGGTTGGAACGGATGACGGCGTTGTCGTAGACGGCGAGTGCCAGTTGGCCACACCTTTGGCCCACGCCTATTAAGGCGTTGTCGTGGCCAGTCAGGAACAAGGCGTTCTCGTTCTGTTCAGTGATCGTTTCACGAGGATCATGCACGGAGGATGCTCCTAATGGCCTCAAGGCCGTTCATGAGATCCCTGAAGGGAACACCGACCTTCGTGTATTCCTTCCGGTCTGCTTCGAGGTCGTGGTATTCGATCTTCACCACGACCGTGTCGCTGTGCTCGGACCATGCCTCAAGGATCAGTGTTGTCCTGCTGACCTTGCGGATCTCCTCGCAAATGATCCTTACATCGATTGTCGATTCACCTTCCATCGGTTCCTCCTGAAATCTCGTCAAGACGCTTCCTGTTCATCTTGATCTCGGTCTTCAGCACCTTGATGTGAGCCTCCAGCTCATCGATGCGCTTCTTGATCCTCATCTCCTCGACATCCTTCTGGATGTTCGCTCTCCACGGATGATTGCTACTCGGCTTCACTACCGTCATTGAAAGTCCTCATTCACTGGAAGTTCCTCGACCTCGGCCAAGCGACCACTGTCCCTGTACCACCGAAGTCCTCCTGCAAGTCCCGTCTCTCCCGTGTATCGGTTCTTCAGCACCCGCAGCGTCAACAGGTTCGCATTCTCGTCATCCTGCTGGTTTCTTTCAAGTCCGATCACCGCATCAGCGAGCTGGGCGATGCTATGCGATCCACGGAGCTGGGCTAGGCTGGTCTGCGCCCCGTTCTCATGGCCACGGTCTCCATCGGGCCTCCGCAGGTGGCTCACGACGAACAATGCGATCTGCGTCTCCTCCACCAGAGATCGAAGAGATGTCATGGCGTTGTCGATGAGTCTCCGCTCGTCTCCATCTCCGAGACCGGACACGACGATGCTGAGGTGGTCGAGGAACACATACTCGCACCCGAGAGCCTTCGTCATGTATCGGACGCGAGCCAGCAGATTCTCCGGATCGACGGAGCCGAAGTGATCGAACATCACGACCTTGGCGACCGTTGCATCGAAAGCCTCCCGTTTCTGCTGTTCCGTGTATCCACGCTCGTCCCACCAGTACGGAGGACAGTTGAGGTGGATGCCCATCAGGTTTCTTCCGGTTCGCTTCACCGACTCCTCAAGCATCAGAAGACCTACCTTCTTTCCTGCGCGGATCAGATGGCAGATCAACTCACGGCACACCGAACTCTTTCCGATTCCAGTGCCTGAGGTCAGCACGACCAGCTCTCCCCTGCGAATGCCGAGAAGCTTGTCGTTGACCTTGGTCCACGGGTAATCGACGCTTTCTGTCTGGTCCTCCGAGATGACGGTGTCCCAGAGATCGCTTCCCATGACAACGCCGTCAGGACGGTACACCTTGGCCCCGTATACGGCGTCGATGATCTTCGCACCAGCTCCCGCCTGTAGTGCCTCGTTGGCATCCTTGAAGCCGCTGATGCGCCCTATGCGGGCCTTTCCGGGCGTCAGCAGGAGAGCGCATTCACGCGCAGCCTTCCGGCCAGCGTCATCATCATCGAACAGGATGTTGACGGTCTCGAATGTCTCAAGCCATTCAAGGCTCTTCTGGAACGCCTTGACGGCTCCTGCCGCTCCTGTCGGGATGGACACGACTGGCCACTTGTTCCCGAACATCTGGGACACGGTGAGGGCATCGATCTCCCCTTCGGTGACGGTGACCATCTTGCCTCCATCACGCCAGAGATGCTGCCCATACAGGCCGACCTCCTTGAAGTCACCGAGCGTCACGAAGTCCTTGGATGGGAACCGGAGCTTCTGCGCAGTGATCGTCCCATCCTTGTAGTACTGGGCGACCTGAACGCTCTGTCCGTTGTGTTCTCCGACTCCGTATCCCCAGAACCTGCATGTCTCCTCTGAAATACCTCTCTTCTTCAGCGGGGAGAAAGTCACATCGATCATGTTCGCCTTTCTGCGGGGCTCAATCCCGATTTCGGGATTGCCTGTTGATTTTTCCCTGTGGCTGCATCCGAAGCAGAACGCATGTCCATCGGTGTAGCGAGCGAGGTTGTCCCTGCTCCCGCATCTAGGACACGGTTCGTGCCTTACGAATTCTGATTGGTTCGACATTGTGTTCCCTTATCTCGACTTCGATCCTCGGATCGGAGGAGTACTTCTTCGATGCGGTGATCTTGCAGATCTGCACATCGTCCCGCCACGCCCACTCGTTCAGCACATCGAGAACACCCTTCTGGTAGTTGTCGATGTCTCCGATTGGATACGGATTGCTTGGGTTCTTCGGGGTGCGGCAGTAGAAGGTGACCTCGACCTCCAGAGGACAGGAGAAAGGGCAGCCCTTGGGACGGCTCATATCCGCAAGGGCTGCCCACGCGAGTTTCCTGAATGTGTCGTAACGCTTCTGGTAGTACACCCGCCCGTTCCTAGCGACACGGGGACGCGAGGCTGCGACAGGTTCCACCCAGAGCGTGAGGCGCATCAGAAGTCGTTGTCCGTATCCGAGTCGAAGGTGGCGACTGGCTCCTGCTCCTTGACGAATCCATCGGTCGCCTTGAAGCCGAACGCATCGAAGTTGTCCCCGGCGAGATACTGACGGAGCTCGATGACCTGAACGGCGCGGAGTCGCAGGGAGATTCCCTGACCGACCATTGCCGTGAAGTAGGGAACGACATCGAACGCCACCTTGACGATGGATCCGCTGCCGACATTGAGGTCCTTCACGGGATTGCCCTTGGCATCGAAGAGAGCGGGCTTCTGATCCCACTGCTTCTCTCCGGAACCGCCCTTTGCCTTGAGCTTGAACTTGAAGCGGGTCTTGCCGTCATCGGTCTTCTTCCACGGCATGTCGCTTCGCTTCAGCTGCTTCTTGCCCTTGTCCTTGCATTCGGCGGCGTATGCCTCGTCAGCGATCTTGGTGAGCTTACCGATCAGATCCTGAGCCTCGCCATCAGCGAGATCGAGGTCGATGCTGTAGAGCCCGTCAGCGTTGAACTTGGTGTCGGGCTTCTCGATCTTCGGGTAGACGGCGATGCCCTGCGGGCTGGTGAGGCGCACGATGTTCTGCTTGATTGCCATTGACTTTGTTCTCCTGTCAGTTGAAGTAGTACTTGCTATTCAACACCTCAGTCACATCCAGAGAACCATACTCTGGAACTTCAGGTAATGTTACCACAGAAGGCAGCATTGTCAATACCTGAAGCCTGAGCTCCGAGAGAAGATCCCGGCTGAACAGATCAACGGTGGCCCTGCGGACGCATTGAGATACGGTTTCGGC